GACACGAACGCACCCGTGATTGAATAAGCAAGTCTCGATGACTTTGGGTAAGCATAGCACTCCTAGAGGCGCATCTGCTGACATATACTTGATTGTGTTGTGATATGCGTTAAAACTTTTCGTCAACTCCTCTTTTAGAGTTTTCATCATCTCGTCATTAATAAAATTATTATTTACATTGTCGGAACTTTCCGTTACATTATCGGGCGTAGACATAAGGAGAAACCTCATATGACAGTTGAGAAACAACAAGATACAGAAAAAGCCGCATTAAATCAACCAGCAGCATCAAATCCACAAGTTGACACAACTTTAGCACAACAAAAAGTTGACACAACTTTAGCACAATCCCCCACTACCTCAACCGATACTAAAGAACCCGAATCACATGAAGATCCCAATTGGCGTTCTTTTAGGGAAGCACGCAAAAAAGATAGGGCTGAAAGAGAAGCTGCTGAGAGAAAAGCTGTTGAAAAAGAAGCAGAAGTCGCTGCGCTTAAAGCGGCAATGGAAGCAGCTTTTTCAAAAACTCCAACTCCAACATATGCTCCACAAGATCCCTATAATCCCTACATTCAAGAAGAAAGTGAAGACCAGAAGCTTGAAAAAAGAATTAATTCAATCATAGCAGCGCGTGAAGATCAGTACAGAAAATCGCAGGCAGAACAGGAAAGACAAGAGTTCCCTAATAGATTAAAGTCTACGCTCCCAGACTTCTCCAACGTTGTTTCTCAGGAGAATCTTGATTACTTAGATTATCATTTCCCAGAGATTGCACGTCCTTTGAACAGGTTACAGGAAGGTTATGACAAATGGTATGATATTTATCATGCTGTTAAGAAGCTTGTGCCAAATAATACCACAGCAGCAAAAGAGTCAAAGAGAGCTGATATCAACCAGCAAAAACCTAGATCTATTTCGTCACCAACGATAACTCAACCTCAAAACGGCCCTCAAGAAAGCTGGAAACAGGCCGAACAACGACGACAAGAAAACTGGGCGCGTATGCAAAAGACTCTGAAAGGTGTCTAAAAGATTTGTTGTATGTAAATAAATTAATTGATAAATTGAAATTAGCAGATGTTGTTATGTCGCACATAGCTGGCTGATAGTACGCCTCGCCAACGTAAGACTGAATTTGAGATTCGTCATCTCAGAAACATTAACTTACAAGCGAGGCATACATGACCTTTTCTACCGGCATCACCGGTATTCAGAACATGGCGCCGGAATTACCGGTTCAGGCTTCTGAAGACCTATTGAGCACACCCCAATTTAATCTTATCCACTCTTTTGGCGTAGACTTGCATCATGCTGAAAGCTATGTGGGTAAAACTACCCGTATGAGCCGTTTTGAACGTCTGTCAACAGACGGCGGACAACTTGACGGTTCTGGTATCGATCCAGCTGCCGAAGTACCAGTTCGTACAGATATCGATGCAACGATGGAGATTTATGCGAAATCTATCGTTACGAACGAACAAGTCGTTTTGTGGGAAAACAGCAAAACACTTACTAAGTTCACTGCGTTGTTAGGACAATGGCTGCGTGAGAAAGAAGATCTGCTTATGCGTGATCTGTTCTCAAGCTCTGTTTCCTATATCAATTGCACTGGCGGCTTAAACGGCGATCAGCCAAGCAACATTAGCTTGAATGACGTAAACAACATCGAAAACATTTTACTTGGCAATGACGCACGTTCAATGCTAACTGATCTGGAAGCGACTCGTCGCATCGGAACAGCCGGCGTACGCGATGCCTTTATTGCTTTGGCTAACACTAACTTGTGCGCTGACCTTCAAAAAGTCCAAGGCGTATTGCTGAAATCAGCATACCCAACACAAGAAGGTATCAGACCAGAAGAGTATTGCTCGATTTCACGCTTCCGCTTCTTTGTATCTTCTAAAGCTGCAAAGACTCCAGGGATTTCTCTCAGAGGCAACACAATCTACACCATCCCAATGTATGGTCTGGAAGCTGCTGCCAAGATTGAGCAAAACAACTACACGGCTGTTATTGGATACCGCCCACCTTGGGTTGTTTCTGCTGTCGCTCAAAACAGCCAACTCTATGCCAAATTTGCAATTGCTCGCGCGATTACAAATCAAAACTGGATCTCTGGTTTGAACGCAACAACTTTCACAGCTTCATAAGGAGATATAGATCATGGCTTTTACACTTGTTACTCAAGGTACATTTACTCAGCCTGCAACGGCAGTAAACCAAATCATCCCGCTTCCAAGTGGTGCTGATTATTTTGTTACCACCAACCTGACACAGATGGCAACGACCCAAGGAACTGGTCGTGTTGTCCGTGGTGAATGGTATGGCGGTGGATTGTTTGCTGATAACGATGGCTTGCGTTGGAAAAAGACCAACAGCAGTAGCGCTATCAACATTGATAAATTCTCTACATCGACAGCCTCAAACGGCTTTACCTATGTAAGAACTTATCCAAATCCTGAAGCTGCCCTTACTGGTACTACTATTACAGCCGCTAACCCAGCAGTTGCAACTGTAACCAATACATACAGCGAAGGCGATACTGTCGTTATTTATAACGCAGTAGGTATGCAGCAAATTTCAGGAATGACATTCACAATTTCTTCAGTAAGTTCCGCAGGATTTTCTTTAGTCGGTTTGGATGCTTCTGCATTTACTACACCAGCTACAGCTTTTAGCGTTCGTAGAGTGGCTACTGCTGCTAGAGTTAAACCTCAATTCTATTATGTGACTAGTGTAACCCATGCCGCACAAGCTGTTGTTACTCTTTCACAAGCTCACGACTACGTTGTGGGTCAAGCAATAGAATTTATGGTTCCTGGGAGCTTTGGAATGGTTCAGTTGAACAATTACTACCAAGGTCAAAGTAAACCTGTAATCATCACGGCTGTTGGAACGTATACCATCACGGTAAACCTCAACACCAGTGGTTACACAGCATTTGCTATGCCTGCAAGCTCAGGTTCGCCAACAACACAGTTGTTTGCAACCGTAGCCCCAGCAGGTCAGCAAGCTACTTTCAATCCAATCACCAACGTTACTACAGGTTATAACTTTACCTCAGTTCCGTTCAGATCAGGATTGTTCATTCCTTATATGTATGTCTATTCTGGAGATCAATCTCCAGGCGGTTCTGCAAGCGATGTTATTGCATACCAGGCGTACAAGATGGAAACCGGCACGATAAACGGCAGTCCGTAGCTAATTTAATAGGAAGGGACAAATCGTCCCTTCCTATTTTTAGGAAGGAAGCATGGCTAATCAGTATTTACCAGGCGTTATCACCACCCCAAGTTCATTGCTTATAACCGCTATTACCCAAAGCAATCCGATGGTAATTACTGTAGAAATAGGAAATAGCTCCACAGAGGCTAATACTTATATCGCTGGTATGGCAGTAAAACTTTTTGTTCCGATTAGCTATGGCATGTATCAGGCTAATGGTTTGGTAGGGACAATTAAATCTATAAGTGGCTATGATTTCACCTTAGACATAAATTCCAGTCCGTTCGACGCATTTGTTATTCCCAGCACTGGAGAAACACCGGCAAGTATATCACCCGCTGGTTCTAGAAATTTGCAATATGACAACAGCAATGTTGGTATTGTCCCCTTCAAATCATTAAATAACCAAGGAAATTAATTATGTCACAACTAACGTTGGCAACAGCCTCTGGAGAGATGCACGGCCTTGTAAACACCCTAACAAATTCAGTCCAGTTTGACGAATTTAAAAACTTCAAACCAGAACACAAGAAAGAGATGGAACGTAGAAAAAAGGAAGATTCTCGCCTTGTTAAAGCCGAATACATGAATTCACGTGGTCGTCACGAAAGATTGACCAAACCTTATTGCAGCTATGCCGGCGATCCTATCCAAGTTTGGCATTTCATTCCCGGTAAGACTTACGAAGTACCACTCGGACTTATCAACGAAGTTAACGATAAGAATAAAGTAATGAAAAAGCGTGAAGGATTAGTCAGTGTTGACGGTTCTCCAGTAACGAAAGACGAATCACCGTTAAATAGAGATGAAGAGGGAGAGTGGCTACACCGTTTTGTACCGTGTGCTTTCTAGGCGGTAATTATGTAACCGATCTACTATAATTCCCCCTTTAACTAGGGGGAATTTATGGAAATGCGAATTTGTACTAATTGTTGGGTATTTAAATATGAAACAGAGTTCTTTAAAACCAGATGCACACCATATTGACTACAGTAAGCCTTTAGATGTTATTTGGCTTTGTAGGAATTGCCATAAATTTGAGCATAGGAAATAACTAATGAGCTCTGTACTACCTTCTGATACAACATATTCTTTCATAGAAACAAAGGTAAGAAGACTTACAGCCTCGGCAAGCGAGGCTGCTTTATCAAGCGCCGATATTCAAAAGGCAGTAAATTTAT